GTAGTCTTCATCTCTTTTTCAAGCTGCTTGCGTAYTTCCTTAACCCATTTTCCTCGATTGCACATTTTCTTTTTGATTTTTTTCTTTCCTTGAGAACATACATAAACATATTTGATCATGAACCACATGATCTTATCTACTTTGAGATTTGTAGTGCTTTCAATAGCCAATTTATACATTAACAGTTGTCGACCAGCTTCGTTCAACTTCTTCCCCGTAAACTTACTTGATGTTTTCCAGTCGTATATATTTACATATGGTTTCCCTTTTTCACTTGGCAGAATAGCATCAACATAGCCTTGAAGATAAACTCCATCTATAATTTCAAATACAAGCAGCTTTTCTAAAATCATTTTGCTGTCAATTTTATTAAAGGTGTTTATAAAATGACCAACATCCGCTTTCCAATTATCCCCGATAGTTTCACTTGGAAAATTGATCCCATTCATTTCTAATTCAAGTAATCTATTTTCAAAGTCCTTTTTGAATTTCTCTATGTCCAGTTTATTACGATAAATCTGCTCAATTCCATCGTGTAATTCTGATCCCATGATGGTATAAATATTCTCAATGCCTTTCTTTTTTAAAATGTATGTATTGTAATATTCATATTCACAGTTATTGAAAGTTCCTAGTTTGGAAAATGAATAAATGTTCTTTCCTTGCTCCTTCAATTCATTTAATTTATCTTCCAACTAACCATCTCCTTTTCATACCCAGATCGTACAATTTCTAATCAATCTATGGAGAGTATCTTTATCAAGATCTGCAGGTGCAAGTTTTGAACCTTTCGGCAAATACATGTTTTCTTTATCAAAAACATACCCAACATTATTTTTTGAAGAAATTCTTGAATTTTAAGTTCTTTGCAATTTCAATACTATGCTCTTCTTCTAGTCCTTCATCGAGCATCACTAATATTTTTTTCGGGAACATTGATTTGATATTGTTTGCTTGAACCTCACTTAAAAAACTTCCTCCTATAGAAATCCCAACGTTTATTCCCTTGCTAGCCAATGACATAGTGTGTTTTTCTGATTCACCAATCATCACTATTCCTTTTTCTCGAATTACATCATAATTTTCAACAAAACCATACAATGTTTTAGATTTTGGGAAAGGAATTATAGGCAGCCATTTTGTTTCCCCCTCATTAATTTGTTTTTTGTTCAATCTCCCCATCACTCCACATAACTCCCCACTAAAGGTTTTCCATGGAACTGTTATTCTTCCAGTTACACAATCGTATCCAACATTGAAAACTCGCTGAGCAAATATAGAGATTCCATCTTGATAAAAGAGAAGATTCGGCTTTGATTCATATCTATCTAGAATTCCTTCATTATACGTTTCTATATCCAAAATTTGAGGATTGTTAAATTTCTTTATCTTTTTGTAAAACCCTCCAAACGGTGTTTTAGGAGCTTCTATGTCAATAAAATCATCTTCTCTAAAACCGATTATTTTTGCTATTCTTTGAATTGTTTTAGGAAATGAGAACCCCAGCTTGTCACGTACAAGAGTAATGAGATCACCATTTAAGTTTGTTGAAAAACAAAAAGCACTAAGTGTTTGCTTATTGACTTTAACTGAAGTTGGGTTTCTTCCTGCATCCCTTGCGCATCTGTATTCATCTCCACGGTCATAAACCTTAAAAAAACCGGTCTCTTCTAGAATTTGTTTTATGTATTCTGGTTTTTCAATTATGTAATTTTTAAGAGCATATACGTCCATAATTCACCAACCTTTCGGCAATCATGTACGCTGATGTTTCGGAGTACAATATCCTAGCTCTGTCCACTTATTCCAGGCTCCATCGAATTGAAAAAGAATTACTGTTTCACCCTCGTCATTTCTTGTCTTATCCAAAAACACTAATCTATATTTTTTATTAGGATCTAATTCTAAATACTCCTTTGTTTTTGTGAACTTTCCATTTGAATCTTTCTTAAATCGATATGGTTTCACATCAAATTTTTCACCAGGGAATTCATCTTCCCATAATGGCCGAGTTAATACTAATTCAGAAACAATTTCTTTACCCCTTTTGCATTTGAAAGACAGGCTGCTGTGAGATATCTTGTGTTTTCCATGTATATAGCTAATTGCATTGTAATAATGATGCCGATGTTTTCTTTTTCTGCTACCTGAAGAAGTTGTTTTTGAAGCTTCGACCAACTCCCCTGTTACTGTTGCAGATGATGCATCTTCAGCTTTAAAAAGTATCGTAAAGCATATATGCAAAACCTTGCTTTGCCATTTTTCTCATAATTCTTTTAACATCATTGATACTGTAATCATAAATTTTTGCAAATTTAATTCTTCCCTTATAATGATCTTCATAATATTTTTTGGCTTCTTTCAATTTGTTAAATTGTTCTTCATTTAAATTCCCCATTTTTTGTTTCTTTCTCGGAAGACCATAATAACCGATTTTGGAAGATAGAATTGTCGCCATAAACATATGCTGCCATGCTCGTTTGTTCATTTCGTTTGCGATTATTGTTATTTTTTCACCTTGATCTAAAATTGGCATCACATGTGTCCTTATGCAAAAACTTGTTTTTCCAGTACCACTAAATCCACCGAAAACTTGAACGTTTGCTTTGTGAAGGCCTAATGTGTGATAATTCAAAAGTGGAGCTGCTTCAGCATAACTCAATCCCATTTCTTCCCCATTCTTGATGGAATCAATAAAATCATCCCCCAAATCTAAATCCTCAATCTTTATTCCTGCACCTCGCCCTAAAAATACATTGTCTAATTGATATTCAAAGTAACTATACAACTGAGAACTGGTCATTTTCTTAAACTTATCAAGCTCTTTTGTTACATTAAATCCTTTATCATACAACTGCAATAATATATTGCTTTTAATTAGTTCATCAAAGTATGTATCAATATTTTCTTCATTTAAAACACTCTTGATTTCATCAACAGTCTTGATTCCGCCTCTTCTTATAAATCCATTTTTAATTGCATCCTTACCTTCTATATAACTGAATATGCTCGCGTCATCAAAACTTCTGTAATTCATGTTGCACATTTCAAGACCAAGAGTATAATAAAACTTTCCATCCTCAGTTAACAAGTCTCTGTTTGCACGAATTTCTTTTTTATAATCATCATACAAGTCTGGATTCTTCCATAAACAAAAGATAAAACTTGCCTCAATTTGTTCTCTGTTTTCAGCAAGCTCACTAGGATAGCTTTCAAGGGAATTCATTACATATCCTCCTCATCCAAAAAATCAAGTATGTTTTCATTGTTATTAGAATTTGAATTAGGAGTTACCCTTTCCATTTCATTAATAATGCCGAAGTCCAAAACATTGTTCTCTTCTTCAATTTTTTGTTTGATTTCATACCTCCACTTCTTATACACGTCATTTATTTTACTCTCTATGATCTTCATAACATATCTAACCATATGATATTCGCTACTAAAATTTTTAGCATTGAGCCAATATTTGATGTCTGATTGACATTCATCAAAACATTCTTGAATTACCTCGTAATCATAAAATGTATGTAGATCGTTTATACTCTTTACCATGACAGGAGGTATGATTTGTCCAGGATCATATTCAAAAACCTCCTCGGAAATGAATTTGAATAGGTTATCTCTTTTTAATTTCTCTTTTATAAAACGTTCATACTCTTCAATGTTACAATAATATTTATTTTTTCCATTTTGATCTGTGACTTTATAAAAAGTATCGGTGTTCCCTTTCGCTTTACATATCTGACAAACACATCTTCTAGCCAAGAAAACTCTCCCCTCATATAAATCATAGGGGGAGGATATACTCCCCTATTTGTTTATTTAGTTACTTAAAACATTAACAATTTTCTTGAATGCTTCAGTTGGTGTGGTATCAATTCCTTTGAAATCCTTAATACCATACTCCTCCATGATTTTTTTCATTTTTTCTTTTGCTTCCTCTGTTGCAGTAGCGAATAACGTTTTAATTTTTTCTGTTAATTCTTCATTCTTGGTGGCATCAATTTTATTAGATACATCCTCAACTGCAATTTTAATTTCTTCTTCTTTCTGTTTCTCTTGTACTTCTTTTTCCTCTTGAATATTACGGGATTTGTTTTTTTGTTTTTCAAAAGCTGCTTTAATTGCTCCTTGAATTGCTTTAATAAACTCGTCTTTATCTAAAGGGATTGCAGGAACAATATCTGAAAACCTGGATTTAGAATCAATATTAAAATTATCATCTCTAAACGTAATGATTCTTGATTCATCAACAACAGTCCCAATCGTTTTGTCTGGGCCAATTTTTTGCTTAACAGTTTTCTTTTCAATTGAGCGATTGATAGATGCAACCCCTAAAACATGAAGCTTAGTCTTAATTGCATTGAAGTATTTGTGTGTCATGTTAGTTGTCAACATGTCATATTCTAACCCTGTAACCACGTCTGTCATTGTTCTCTTCTTCGTATGTCCCAAAATAAACATACTGATACCGACATTCTTTAATTCCCACATTTTTTCGAGAATCAATTCAATAGCTTTATCCTCACCTGCCTGGAATCCACCAAATGCTGCTTTAATTGTATTTACTCTTTTCTCAGGATTAGCTTTATTATGTAATCGAATAACTTCAGGTTCTGTTATTTTAATCAATTCATCAAAAGTATCGTAGACTAATACTTTCAAATCTTTATAATCTGTCGTTCTATTCTCAATGATATCCTCAATAATCTCTTCAAAAGTATCCCAGTCTGGAATATCTTCATAAGAAGCGTCTGGAATTGCGTCAATTCCATCTTCCTTACCAATATTTAAAATCATATAACCATCTTCACCAACTAGGCTCTCACATACCTCTTTAGCCAAAGTAGTTTTCCCAATTCCAGATTCTCCAATAACTCCAATGTTATAATCAAGTGGATCAAGCTTAATTTTGTTTTTCTTGCCAAAACGTCTCACCATGTTTTTCCCGTATCTCCTTTTAATTAGTTTTATTATTTATATCATTCAACATTTATGAAAACAAGTCATCGAATGCAGCCTCTTTTTCTTCCTCAGTAGGCTTTGTTTCTTCTTTTTCCTGTTTTTCTTCATTTTTAGGTTCCTTTGAAACATAAACTAAGTCTTCAACTTCATATGTAGACTCAATTGCTCCCTCAGTGAAATTATTAGCATCATTTTTTTTCTCAAAATCGGTTTAATTAGTCTATTTTCTTCCCGACTTTCACCTAATAAACCACCCTTAGGTTTAAAGTCATCAAGAGTATTCAAACCTAATGCAATCATTTCTTTTTGGCTCGCAGTTAAATTCTCTTCAGTAAATTCAATCTCATCAGCACCTCTGAAAATGTTCACTTCCCATTGTAAATGGTAAACACCTTTCCCTTTCACTTTGAAGAAGTTTTTCAATAATTCTAAACGTTTCATGTGCATTTCATTATTAAAGTCTAATTTTTGAGCGTTGATAATCAATTGTTGAGGAAAAAATCTGTCCTTTTTGATTTGGTTATCATAACTGAGAACATATCCATCTATGTATAATTTCTTTTCTTCCTTGAAATCTTTTTCATCTAATGAATCTTTAGTAAAGAAAATATCCATTGTGGCTCTCAACTGAGATGGAGTTTCGTTCCTTACAATTTCCATGCTGCGAATGGAGAATTTCCTAAAAGACTCTTCCTTGCCATTGAGTTATATTGAATATCTCCTTTGATCTTGAATTTTCTGTCCTTATACTTTTCAAGGTTTTCTGACAAGAATTGAATTGCATCATATTCATGAATAAATTCGAATCCATTTGTATTTAATTCTTTGTATTCCTGTTTCAGTTTAGATAATTTCTCTTTGTCATCATCGGACAAATCATCTTTAATTTCTAATCCTCTAATTTTGTATCGTAAATCTTTTAATTCGTCTTTATTAGACTCCTCATTTAAATCAATAATGATTTTTGAGAAATCAGCCACCATGTCTACTGTTTCTTCATTCAAACGATCTTCCCACGGAATTTCTAATTTGGAACCTTTATTATTTTCAGTCCCTTTACTGAAAGAGAATACTTTATTTGGTTTGCTTTTAGAATACCCTCCTTCAATTTCAACAAAGACGCTATTTGTCTTAGACTCCTGAATTGCAAAATTTAGACGATGTTTAACCCACCCTGAATCAAATTCAGTGATATCATGGAATTTCTCTTTGTTTTTTGGGATAAATAAGGTTCCAATGAATTCAAATGTATTGTATAATCTGCTCAAAAACCATTCCTCCATATTATAATTATACTTTTAATCAATTTTTAAAATAATGACTCAAAGTTGTTTATGTACGCTACCTGGCTGTGCAATGCTTTCTGTAATACTTTATGTCTTTAATGCCTAAAGCTTTTGATAATTCTATGTATCTTTTCTTCGAAAATCTTGGTCTCTTATGGTTTACTATATTAATAACCTTCCCATTTCTGACAGTAATATGAAGATCATGATACATGTAAACCTTAGATAAGAGCCCGCTACGCAATATCCTCTCTGGAGCCTCAGCTTGTACTAAGTTAACATTCCGAGTGAGCTTTGCTCTTGCCTGATCTTCACTTATGTTTTTGTTCCCCTTGACGCACTCCCTGTAATAATTTAGAGCGTCTTCTGACACCTTCAGCATTTTCATATAATCACCTCTTTCTCATTAGTATGTTTCCATTATATACTTTTAATTTGTTTTTGTCTATTGTTTTTTCAACATTATTCAAAAATCAATTTGACCTCCAGCTTTTACGCCTATAAGCCACCCTCCTATGACATTAATCATCTCTCTTACCTCCTATTGCTTTAATAGACAGTCAAACTCTCCTGAATCGTTCAAATATACCGTTAATTGATTTATCACAACCGATATTAAGGACTTTTAACCTGTTCATTTGAAGGAATTTAAAATCATTTTCCATTAAATTAACAATTTCCTATTGTATATTATTGTCGTTAATTGATACAATTTACATACCCTAAATATACCAAAAAAGGAAGGTGAGTATAAATATCTAAGGCTGTGAATCTTTATTTAGGGTGTTCTTCTTATTTTAATTGT